AGTTAGACCTCCTTTTTTAGTTAATACAAGAATATACTCATGTATATTAATAGATAATAATTTACCTTTTAGGTGGAGGGGTAAATACAATGAAGATACTGACCTATCTCTCCGTTGCTTAAAAAAAGGTTATTGCACTGTATTATTCATGGCATACATGATAAATAAATCAGGAACAATGACTATGAAAGGTGGAAACACAGATGTATTGTATGCAGGTGATGGGAGAAAAAAAATGGCAGACAGTCTTATTGAGCAACATGCAGATGTGGTAACTTCAACTGATAAAAAATATAATAGAGTTCAGCATTTAGTAAATTACAAACCATTTAAAAAAAATATTTTAAAATTTAGAGATAATTATGTGCCAAAATATGGAGTTAATAATTACGGAATGATTTTAAACCAAAAACTAAATAATAAATAATGAGTGAAGAAAATAAAACACAAACAAAAATAACAATTACTGCGCCTTTGATATTTAAAGGAACTCCAAACGATTACGGATGGATGCAAGTTGCAGTTAAGGAAGATTCAGGAGAATATCCTACAACTATAGCAATGGACTTTAAAGAGGACAAAGTTAAAGAATGCAATATAGGCGATATTGTAGAATTAACCGGATATGTAAACAGTCGCGAATATAACGGAAAATTTTATACTCAAATTAATGGAACTTGGTTTAAAAACCTAGATGCAGGAGCCGGATTTAAGGCAAGTGCAAAACATACGCAACAAGAATCTAATGAATCACCTTTTGAAGATGATGGAGCTTTCTAGTTTTGATATTTGGGTAATTTATTATTGTTTTTGTAATGGCGATATTGATACGTATGAAATACATACTAATAAATTAACTGCTGAGAAAAGATTGGTAAAATTACAAGCTGAAAGAAAAGTTTTTGAAAAGTATTGGATTACAAAAACAATAGCATATAAATGAAATTTTCAATTGGATTAATATTTATCTATAAAAATAAAAAACATGAGATATTCAGATTTGATTCTGGATATTATCATGTTTATTGCAGACCTTGCGAAAGATCGTTTGTTTATGATGAATCTCAATTAGATTCTATGATTAATCAAGAATAGGATCATACCCACAAACACAGCGACAATTAATAACATTTTTCGCAGATCCGCGCGGGTCATTTGGATGAGCCATTCTTTCACCATTTACAATAAAATCCTCATTCATGCCAACTGGTGAAATACCTTTGTGAAAATCTCTTGTTGCATCGTCACTAATTGGAATCCACTCTTTGCGAAAGTCTAAACCTGATTCAATGGCTCCTAAGTTTTGCGCGTGAGAACTTGCATTTCCTGTTTCTGTTCTTGCTATAGTCCTAGCTCTATGAGTCGCAATACTACCGCTAAATGTATCTCGTATATTCTTGGCAATTGGTTTTTCTCCTATGCCATCGTCAATGCCTTTGTTAATTATTTTTCCAACTATAGATCTACTTGTTCCGGTAATTAAATCAGATTGACTCAAAACATTTTGATCTATCCATTCTTGCGACAACATGACAAACCGGCTAGATTCTGGAAACTCTTCTTTTTTCTTTTTTTGCTGTTTCCGTATCATGTTTTTCAATTGTGCCAATGCTACTTGACCAATTGATTTTTCATAAAACGAGCGCATAAGATTTTGAACGTCTAAATCGCTTTGATTAATATATCCAATGGCTCCATCAATGCCATTCAATTCATATTGTTTTGCAATTTGTTTGCCTTGCTTAATATACAGTTTCTTAAAAGCTCGAAACAATGTTTTTTCAAATTTCAGCCTTAACGCTACAAGATAAGCAACATTTCTTCTATTCATCTAACAAGTTAAAATCCATTCCTTTAGGAACTTGGCTGGACGGCATAAAAAATTCACCTTCTGCATCTTCTGGATAGTTGCCCTCTTTGCGTGCTTCTGTATCTGATATAATACCCGCTTGAAAATCATTTCTTGCAGATTCGCGCTTTTCAAATACTCGCGGTTGCAATGCAAGAATATTATCTCTGTCAATTTGCGTATTAGACTCTTTACCGGTAACGCATTCAAAATAAATATCAAGATCAGATAAAAACTTTTTAAGCTGTGGAATTACTGTATTATCATACAAACTCATTCGAGCCTCGGACACATTGTTAAAAGTAGATCCTTCAGCTAGTCCAAGCAAGAACGGAGGATAACCAAGGGCAAGTGCAATTTCACGCGCTGTTGTTGTTTTAGAATTTACCCAATCCATTTCTTGTTGAGTCATTCCAAGCCTTACAGCATCATACATCCAATTAACAACCGCAAATGAGTTTTGACGATTTTTGCCTAGCTTGTCATTCATTTGCCTCCTCAATTGAGACATTTGATCCTCAGATGGCGCAGGAGTCATTTTATCTTTAGGCTCCTTCATTACTAGCAAACTTTGAGGCGCACCGTTATTTTCTACAACCTTTTTGTTATATGCGCTCATTGCGTTTGATTGATCTATACTAATCATTGCTGATTGCAACAGAGACATACCGCAATATTCCTCAAAAGGATTAAATAATTTAGAATGAAATATCTCGCTGTGCATTTCATCATCAACAGGGAATGTTTTCATACTCCCTTGTGTCCATCGATACTCAATTAATTGCTCGCTCAGTCCGTTTCTGTATCCTGTTTCAATTGTTACTCTATCAGGTCGAATCGTCCTCAAATAAGTAATCTTATTGCCTACAGTAACCGCATGAGCATAGTAGTTACCGCCTAGCAATTTATATTTTAACGCATCTTGAATAAATGTTGTATATCCTTGTTTGTAATAAGGCCGCCTCAATAGCTCTTCAAGTTCAGGTTGATCGAACACAAGCGGTATTTGACTAGCTGATTCTGCTATGTCAGTAATTGCCCTAAATACTACATAATTCTTTTCAAATCCTTCGCGGCTTGCAGTTGTATATGATACCTTTTTAAAACTGTCCTCACCGTTAAACAATGACTCAGGATAGTTCATAATTGGTTCTCCTGAGTAACTCTTTTGTGATGCTCCTTTGCTAAAAATCTTATTTAATCCAAACATAATTATACGACCCAAAGATCAAGCTCTCTGAATGATTTTTGAAAATTAATATATTGAGTTGTCATATCTACCTGATCATCATGTTTTGCCGATGGGAATACTGTCAATTCGTTTATGTAATCATTTAGCCATTCCGCTTGAAATGGCAAGAATATTTTTCCGTTCTCCCATTCTGGTTGTATTGCATATGCTCGCGTCAATTTATCTGTGTCAACTTTTATTGGTTTAATTGGTATTAATGTAGATTGTATCAATTCTTGTATAAGTGATTGTCCAGAGGCTTTATCCTCAATTAGACAAAAGCGAGGTTTCCAATATTCACATAATTGCTCTACCCTACCCTTCAATTGTGGAAACTCAACCTTTTCGCGAATAGCAGATAATAAATAATATCCGTTAGCAGTTTTGCCCCATACACCAATTGCGCTGTAATCGTTTTCCGCTCCTGTTTTGAATGCCGAATCGATTGATATGTCAATGCTGTCAAATTCTGGCAAATTGTTAGGATCGTAATTCTGTATAAAATGTTTCTTAAATAATCCACCACCTCGCGGAGCAGGACGTTGTTGTAATTGTCCAGCCGTTGCGTATGTGCCTAGTGTTTTTTCAAGTTCTTTTACTTGATTTTCTGTAAAACGATCAGGAAACATTAATTCACCGTCAATAGTTCGCGGATCTTTCCAATCAAGACATGTTACTGATTTTTTTCCATTCTGCTCATATCGCATAGGGATAACTAAATGCTCATAAGGTAATCCAAGATCGAGAATAACCCCGCTTGTGTCAGATTCATTCAATCGTTGCATAATAACAATGATTGCCGAATCTTCATTATTTACCCGCGATGGCAAAGTCTCTGTAAATGTAATTCTTGTTGATTCTAATGCCGCCTGACTGTTTCCATCGTCTGCACTCAACGGATCATCTAATATAATTCGATCACCGCGACTGCCTGTCATGCTAGTAAATGCACAAGCTTCCCTAAATCCTGTTTTGCTATTCTCAAATTTAGTTTTTGCATTTTGATCGCTTGTCAATTCAACGCCAAACATGGATTGATACCATTCTGATTGTATTAGCCTGCGACATTTCATGTTGTCGCGAACTGCAAGAACTTGATTATGCGCTGAACCTAAATATCTCAATTCTTGTTGCCCCTTTGCCCATTCCCAAGCAGGAAACAAAACACCAGTCAAAAGACTTTTCATCGAAGCAGGAGGGACATTCATTAGAAGCCTTTTTATTTGCCCTGAGTTTACAGCTTCTAAATGATCGCAAATTGCATCTAAACACCATCCCCATTTAAGAGGGGTAGACGGCTCTAATACGTGCCAAGCTTGTTTTGCAAACTCAGATAATGACCTTTGACATAGTTCAATATCAATTGCCTTAAAATCATCATTTGTCAGCATTTATCTTAGCATCTTTTAATGCCTTTAATTGATCCGTTGTAAGTTTACTTGTATCTATAGTTGGTTGCAATGTCGTTGTTGTCATATCAAGCTCTTGCTTATCGCGCCATTGTTTTGGGAATCTATTTTTAAGATTAAATATTGCCATTGTAGGATTGCCATTACATGAGCCATTTGATTGACCTATAGCCACTTTTTCCCAAAACTGCCTAGACTTTTCAAAACCGATTTTTTTGGACTCTAAAAAGCTTGGATTTCTTTCTGCCCAATTGTATAGAGTTTGCAAACAGCATCCGACTACACCGGCAAAAGATTCAAAGCTAAATCCCTGTTCCATATGCTCGATTATCATATCGTCATATTCTGTTTTGTAATCGGTTTTTCTGTGCATTAGTTTTCTGCTAAAATATCAATTGTTCTACCTAAAGACTTAATACCTCGTTTTGCTTTTAGTTCAAGTATTTTTTCAAGTGTTTTTGGCAATATCCTAAATGTTTTTGTTATTCGCACTTGGTTTTCTGGTTTCTTGTTCATGGTTTTAATATTTATTGCGTTTTAAATAATGTCAATAAATTATCTTTGCCATTGCAAATTAATAGTAAAAATAGATCGGTTGCACCCGTTGCAAAAAGTGCAAACCCCTAAATCTTTAATTGATAAATAGTTGCATATTCCGTTTGCACTGCGCAAACAACTTTTGCAACGATGCAACTTTTTGACTATCAGTGATTTACCCCCTCTAATA